AGGCCGCCCATGTCAATTACACCGCCAGTGGCATCAATAAAAATGTTACCAATAGCATCGATCTGGAGATCAGATCCACTGCCTAAGAAAGCGGTATTTACATTGCCGCCATCCACGTTGGCTGCAGTCACGAGATTGCCACCTGTGATATTACCGGTAGCTACGACTTGTCCACCAGTGGTGATATTACCAGCTGTGAGATTCCCAGTAGCATTTACTTGACCGCCTGTGGTGATATTTCCACCTGCTACGTTACCGGTAGCAGTGATTGTGGTCGAAGCTGTGATGGTATTTGCTGTTACGGCACCTGCTGCGGCTAGATTGCCACCTGATACATTACCAGTAGCCACCACTTGTCCAGCTGTGGTGATATTGCCGCCATCGACATTACCTATAGCAGTTATTGTAGTGCCAGCTGACACTGCCGAAGATGCATTGAGATTGCCGCCATCAATGTTGCCCGAAGCTGTGACTGTGGCAGAAGTGACGCCTAAAGTAGCGTTTAGATTGGCACCATCGATGTTGCCACCCACGGTAAGCACATTGGCAGCTGAATCAAAAGTAAAAGCAGCACTGGCACCAAAATCGCTATCGCTGTTGAATTGTACCTCGGTATTTGAACCTGCCGGCTGCTGAAAATCTACCGGAGCGCCATTGGCATAGTAATAACCATCAGTCAGGATGTTGCCTACGTAGGTGTTGCCGGAAATATTGACTTGTCCGATTGCTTTGTCAAAGGTGAAACCTGCATTGCCAGCAGCAAGGCCGTCGTCATTGAAAACTACTTCGGTATTAGCGCCTGAAATCGTGATATTACCAGTGATATTACCGACAAAGTTGTCTGCTACCACGTTGCCGGTCACTGCGACCTGACTGGGCGAAACCACCACTACGTTACTGGTACCATCGACTGCCATTGTGATGTTGCCATTGGCTACACCTATGTTGACATTACTGGTGCCGTTAGCAATTTGGGCTGTATCGATAGCAAAAGTGGTTGCTGATGTCACGCGACCTTTGCTGTCAATCGTGAAACTAGGGATCTCAGATGCACTACCATACGTGGCAGCCACAACACCCGAGTTAGCTAGAGTGGTCACAATATTACCGCTACCGGTGGTGCCATTGGCTGAGACATCCCCAGTCAGCACCACACCAGTGAGATCTATCACTGATCCTGAACCATTTTTTGCAAACAGTCTAGAATCTGTAGTATTGATCGCTAGTTCGCCCAGCGCAAGATTACCAGCGCTAGGTACAGCATTAGCTGATCCACTACGTTTTAGCAGTATAGTATTAGACATTCTTCAATTCCCTGTCAAAAGGTCCCTGCATCTATTATCTGGCCGTTGTTGACGATGCGTATCCACCCGGTCCATGCACCATTCCAGTAGGATCTATTCCACTGGATGCGCTGATCTCCTGCGACCACGGTACCCGGCAAAAAAATCTGTGTTGTTGTATCGGAGGCTGTGAGAACCTGCAACAATCCAACAAATACATCGCTATCAAGCGGTGTGCCAGTGGTACCTGACCAACTCGTTCTATTTACCTTATACACGCCCATTTCGCGCAACGTGTTCCAATTATTTGTATCAAATCCCTTGTCAGTCAGTGTTTTTCTTAGATTGGCACCATCTCCTTCAAACTCGGCAGCTATTACCTTGCCTACTGCTTCGATGTTGCCGACTGCGCGAATGGTTTCGGCTATCATATACTGCCAGACTCGCTCGTCTATGCCAATATTACCGGTGAGATTGGCTCTGGGCACGATATCAAGGCTAGTGGTTACGTTGCTTAGGTCCACCACAAAAACTTGGTCCTGCCCGCCTACCGCCATGGTCACAGGTCCATTCTCGCTGACTCTTACATTGCTATTGCCATTTACAATTTCGGTTCCAGCAGCCACAGTTAGATTGGTGAGCTGACTACCGTCACCAATAAAGTAACTGGCCTCGATAAAATCACCCGAAATATTGCCATCAACATCGACATCACCTGCCACATTGATAGGGCTAGCAATAGCGATGGGTCCACTGTCGCCGGCTGATAGATTGGGAGTTTCTACGTTTTGCGCTGTGACAGTTCCAGCAACAGATATATTTTGCACATTACTCAAAGAAAAATTGCCGGTGAGCTCACCATTGATATCAAGGTCTCTGAAGTAGCCTTGGCGGAATCGCAGAGATTCGCTACCCAGAGAATATACCCCGTTGATCCTTGGTAGCACGCTGTTGTTGACTTGGATCACACCTATGCCGTTGGGTTTGAGTATGATGTTGCCGTTGGTGTTGAGCGCTGATATGGTGTTGTCTTCGATCTTGATATTAGATCCAACCGGCCCGGCTGCCCATATCGCAGAAAAATTGTCATCGGTCTTGATAAAAGCATCACGGAGAGAATCTCCGGTGCCATCATTGGGCACATTGCCGTAGTCAATTATTTGTTGTTGTGCCATTACTGTCCCTTGTGGGGTATTTAGCTGAAAGTAACCAGACGTGAAAAGCAGCGTTTATTGGCGTCCCACCACGATTTCAATCAAAGAGTCTTCTGTAGATTTTTGCAGGCTTTTACCAATTATGCAGCCAGCTTTGGCCTCGTTGTTGACCACTGCCCATCCTGCTGTGTCACTAACCAAGAGATCTCCTGATTCTACCGGTCCGCGTACATAGCACATCACGCGGCCAAGCAAAGCCAAAGTCGCAACAAATTCTCCTGTGAGGCCTGCATTCATTACATAGGCTGGTCGATTAGATATGATTCCAGCCACTCGATGGCTGTTGGGAGATTCACATCTGGTTATTTCAGCTGTGCCACCAAACTGCATCACTGTGCCGGGAGGATACACATCATCGGTTAGATAGAGCTCGGCTAGATCAGCGTACTGTGCCGAAGTGGCTTTGGCAAACACTGTGTTGAAATATCCTGAACTGCTACCAATGTTGCCAACACCGTTGGCATTACCATTCACGATGTTGCCGGCAGTGATCTGGCCCGCAGACACCGAGAGATTTCCAGCTGAGACATTTGCAGAAACGGTTAGAGATCCCTGAGAAGTCAAGTTCAATGCATTGACATTGCCAGTGAAGTTGCCATAGCCAGTGGCAACTACATTACCAACATTGGCATTGCCCCAGTTGTTGACAGTCACGACATTATTAGCTACATTGACACAGCAGGCCAGCATCAAGCTGGCCTCATCGTTTTTGTAACCCACAAATGCGATGCGTTCGGCAGTGTTGTAGTAGTACATCTCCAAACCGCGATCCAATCCATCGTTGCTGGTGAGCGGAGTGTTATTGGCTCCACGACCCAGACTGATGAGTGGATCAGAAATTGTCAATGATGTGACATTGGCGGTAGTGGTGTTACCTTGCACGACTAGATTTCCAACAACGGTGGCATCGCCTGATACTAAGACCGAATCTGCCACGGTCAACCCTGTGATTGCCAAATTGCCAGCGCTGACATTGCCAGATACTGCCAATGAATCAAGTGTACCAACACTGGTAATGTTGGTCTGCGCATTGGTGGTCAGCGTGCCTGATACCGATGTGGCAACAATGGTGTCAGCCGCAACATTGCCGATCACATTCAGCGACACAAGATTGCCTAGTTGTGTGATATTAGGCTGATTGGATGTGAGTAGATTGCCGGTGATGTTGATACCTGCAATGTTGACACTCACTATGTTTGAGCCTATCACAAACTCTCCAGCAGTGATATTGCCGGGCACATTGATGTCTTGGAAAGCCAAGCTACCAGCCGACAGCGATCCCACCACAGTGAGAGAACCATCCACTGTCATCGAATCTTCTATCGTGACCGCGGTGCTGTCATCGGATCGAATCGAGTTAGTGATAATCGTTGGGGCATCCAGCGTGGTGGCAAACGAAGTGGTTGATTGACTAAAAATCACAGTGTTGGAGATACCATTCACTGACACCAAGACGTCACTGCCAGCGGTGGGAATGTTGACATTGCTGGTACCGTTCTGTATGATAACCGCCCCACCAACATTGGCCACTACATTTGATAGAAAACGACCATCACCAAAGAAAAAAGCCGATGTGAGATTGCCAGTGATGACCGCATTACCGTCCACGGAGAGGCCTACCAGCGTTCCGGTCAGGGTGAGATTTGGTTGATATCCAGTTACTAGATTGCCCGTGATGCCGTTGGTGACCGTTAGTGTATCAAGTGTGCCTACTTGCGTGATATTAGGCTGTGGGCCGGTAACAAGATTGCCGATCAACCGTGCAGCCGTAACATTGCCAGTGGCAGTGAGATTACCTAGAGCAAGGTTGTCTACAGTGAGTGATCCCAGAGCTATAGTGCCATCCACTGCAAGATTGCCAGTGACTGCGACTTGGTCTGATTCGAGAGTGATACTGTCTCCGCTGTTTACCGAAACGATCCGGTAATCGCCATCTATGCGTTTGTAAGTGGTCATCTAGATTTCCTTGCCGGTATTTATGAACGCAAGAAAGTCTCGCATCGGGACCTTTTTGAGGTTTGGGATCTGGGAAAATTCATTGATTTCAGCTGTGGTATCACCAAACACACGAACAAACTGTTGGTCAGGGTGATCAAGCATGACGCGTGTCAATTGTCTGATCCAATTCCCGCTGTAGGTGGCCGGGGCACCACGATTTTTGTAGAATTCAGTGCCGGCATACACATTGTTGAATCGCCCATCTGATGCTGGTCCAAGATCAAATCCTATCAAGTAGATGCGATTCGCGCCATCTTGTGCAGCTATTCCTGCTGCAACTGGTCCAGAGCTGTAGCCAAAAAGATGTTTGGGGATGGTGCATGCTCCTGAATTGGGCAGAGGTCTCCGGGTATAAAACCGCGTGTGTTTACAATGTCCTTGTTCTTGGATAGCACGTGAAATTGGCTGATCGGTGGCTACCAGCACTGTGGGTATGTGAGTGCGATAGATTGCGTTACAGCCATACACAGAGCCGCGTCGAAGCAACTGGTCGATATCTACACCCTCACGACTGACACCGTTGCCAAGAACAAACGCTTCCATAAAAAATCCTCCCTGTTATGTAGCAGGGAGGATGTGCCAGCAAACCAAAATCAAGAAGTGTAGTTTTCTACAATGGCCAAACTGTTGGTCGCTCCACGCGTACCGGATTTGATCTCGGTGCCTTCGTCGGTGAACCAGTTGACAACATAGCGCACTTTAGGTGTGCTGTAATCCCAGGCCCATTTGTTGGTGAGCTTGCTGATGAGGATATCTGTGCTGTCACCATTGAACATGGCGATGTTCATGTTGCCGGCTGAAAGCGCACCAGTGGCTTCGTTGGCCAAGGTGGCTTGATAAGTCAGCCCCGAGCTCTCTCCACGCACTAGATAAGTGGTCTGGCCTTTTTGACGAACAATCACTGCATCTTCTTCGGCCCCACCAACGCGGCGTGCCCTACAGCGTACCACAGGATATGCACTTGTAGCCACGGTTTTGAGACCGCCTACCACTCCCAAAAATTGATTGCTGTTCAAGGTGTCGGGGTATACCGGATTGGTAAGCTCATCAAAGCTGTTGAAGCCGATGTCTTTGGTGGTTGTTGCTTTTATCTTGAGAGGACGTCCCATTTGTTTTCTCCTTAAAGAAGTCCGATCGGGGTTCTAGCCCGTACGCGGTGGGTTAGCGCCGCATAAGATACACTGTGTACCAAGGGTATTTATCACTTCAAGGCACAATCTGTCGTGTCAATCTAACTGCCAGCTCTTGCTGTATGTGTATGACCAGATGGGTCTAGCAATAGAATTGCTTTGAAATTCATGATTACTGTTTTCGGTAGTGGCTGATTCCGTGATATGACAATAAAACAAATGTTGAGAAAAAGTATCTTTCGCACCACCTTCCACGTCAGCACCTTGAATCACATAAGTGGCCAAGGGGGTTGATATCAAATTTAACAGGAAGGGTTGCATGTCTCTGCTGCCGGCATCAGTTTCGGTTCGCCCTTGATAGATCACACCTTGGCTGTTGAAACTGTTACTGTTGGGTCTGCGAGTGACTATCCACTGTCCAACGATCAGGATACGACAACGGCTAGCAGGGTATAGCTGGCTATCTTCGCCTACATAGTCCGTGAGTTGGTTACCAATCACAGCTATGGGCCAGTTGCGAGCCTGCAATGAAAGCAGGCCTGGGCTGGGGACCGATGCAGGTGCTCCGGGGTCGCCGCGAGCAGGCCCGGTTAGGCTGGCACCAAAAGTTGCTCCATCGTTGTAGCCGCTTTGACTGAATCGCCAGGCGTTCTGCTCTATGATGCTAAGTCCGTTGGATGCAGTGAGTTCGGCTTGGCCTTGGAACGGCGTGATGAAAGTGGGCATTGGGTATTTACCTGGGTCTGGCTTGGTGGCAGCGATCACCGTGTGAGCGGAGGTTAGGATGCTTTGCGTTTACATTTGTCGCCGTGCCAGCGGGGGTTAGGAACTAACATAACATTTTTAGGAAAAATAGTCAACAAAAAACCCACCGAAGTGGGTTTTTTGATTTTGTCGAACAACTTCTCGGTTTAGGAGAAGGAAAGGTTCGAGACTGCGATTTCGCCCACATAGTCGCCAGCATTACCAAACGAAGATGCAGTGTTGGTAAGCTCGATGTACCCGTAACGTGTCATAAAGCTCACGACTGGTTCGAACGTTGTGGGATCAAGCACAACACCCGAGCTCATCAGTGGGATGTAGGGGCAGTAGAATGCTGCCGCATCAGCTTCGCTGGAGCCCTTGTAGCCAACCAGCACAGGAGTTGAATCCGATGCATAGCTGTCAACAAACACGCGCATAGCGCCGTTGAGTGTACCAACAAACTTGGTGTTTGTGGGAGCTTCAAAGGTGCCTTCGGTGGTGCGAGCAAAAGCCGAAGTTGTTGCACTCTGCAGCACAGTCAAGCTAGCAGGTGATACAACAGCCCAGTTACCAGCGCCACGACGTGTACGCTGAGCAATCAGGTTTGCAACACGATTGATGAGAACAGCAAGGGCTGCATGCTCATCACCAACAAATGTAGCAGTACCAGAAACTGTGGCCTGGTTGTATGTGAACTCGGTCTGTGCGAGACTGCGGAGAGAAAGCAGGATTTCCTGATCGATCTCAGCAGTGATCTCTTGAGCAAGAGCTGCCATGATTTCTGCTTCAACGTCAATGCCGTGCATGGCTTGTGCGTCTTGGGCAGCTTCAAAAGTCCAGCGAGCTTGGAGCTTGCGAGTCTTGGCTTCAACAGCCTGCTTGAGGATCTGCACCGAGATCTGACGACCACCGTTGCCTTCGAGAGTGGCAGTGGCAGCACCGGCATAACCTTCAGCAGCAGTCTGGGTTGTGGCTGCATTACTAGCACCACGAGGACCGGATGAATAAGCCACAGCGATCTTGAAGGGGCTAAGAGCCTCTTCACCAGCCACAACGGAAGTGGCAGCAGCAGTTGCATCGGTCATGGTAGAAGCATAGCGCACACGCAGAGTGTGGATCTGTCCAACGGGACCGGTCATGGGCTGCACGCCAACGATCTCGTTGGCGATAACGGTGGGCATAACCCGTCGTATCACTGGGAGGATCACTCGGTTAAGTGTAGCGATGTTGCCCGATACAGTTGAACCCGAACTGGCATTCTCTTTGAGGTACTTGCGTGTGTTCTCAAGGATCACACTCATGGTGTTGCGACGTGACCCTTTGAGTCCTTCCATAAGGGCATCTTTGGTCTCGTCCCAACGGTTTTCTAATAGAGTTTCTGACATTTCTGTCTCCTTTTCTTTCTCTTTATAGACCAGCCAGACGCTTGAGTTCGATCACATTGCTGTGTTCTGTCTCATCAACTAAGGCTGGTGTTTGTTTGTCACCAGTGACTTCACGAACACTTTCCGCGATCACTTTACGGGCTTTCGGGGCAGTTTCTGCGAGTACAGCTGGTAGATACTTCTCATAGGCGTTCTTGAGACGAGACGTCTGAACGCTTTCCAAGAGATCACGCATCACCGAGCGCTTGTCCTCGTTGAGAGGACCCAGCAACTCTTGCATGATATCAGATCGCTCGTTGCTTTCTTTGATCATGCGGATCTCACGGTCTTTGTGTTCTACCAAGGTCTTGGCTTTGGCCACGATCTTAGTAGCTTCACTTAACTTCTTGGCTTGTTGTGCCATTTGATTACGGAGGTCGCGCACCACCTTGTTTTCAGACAAGTGGGTGTTCGAGAATTCCGCAGCATAGGCCTCAAAGATCTTGCGCCCAAACTGATTTTCACGTGCAGCTTGGATGTCTTCTTTGAGTTGTTGCATTTCTTTCTTGAGATGGCCGGTAACCAGAGTGTTCATGCGTTGAGCACTCTCTTTGATGAACCGTGATTTCAGTTCTTCGAGTTTGCCGCGGGCTTCGCGCACCATCCTTACCCGGGTCTCAACAATCTCGCGCTTGTCTTGCGCAAATTCTTGAATTTCCTCGGCCAAGGCCTGCACCACGAATTTTTCCAGTTTTTGGATTGCTTCTGTGTGCGTGCGTCGATCTTTTCGCAGTTCGCCCAGTTCTTCAGCCAACTTTGTTACAAGAAAATCATCAAATTTTCCGACATTTTCCTTCATTTGGCGCTTGAACTGTACGCGATCTTCGGCCAGCCGACGTTTTTCTTCGGTCAGCTGTGCGATCTCACTCTCGAGTCCTTCTGTTACCATGCGATCTAGGGCTTCTACCATCACTGTTTTATCATGCTCATAGCGTTGTGCAAACTCTTCGCGGAGTTCAGCACGTACCTGTTCGCGAGTTTCATTCAGTTTGTTTTCCCATGCTTCGGAAATAGCTGAACGTGTTTCCTCGTTGATTAGGTCGCTATCGAGCAATGGTTTGATTGCATCTAGCATCGATTTCTCCTAAACTTTGAGATCCCGAATCAGGCGTGTGATTTCCTGTTTCAGATACCTCTGTACTTTGTTGTCCGTGCCAGCTTCGCGTGCTATTTCAAGCACTTGATGTCCGTAACGCATATTCATCAAACCTTCATAAATGGCTTTGGGATATGCGTTTGGTGCACTGGGTTGGGCAACCACATCAACAGTGACGATTTCAAAGTCACTGACGTGTCCATTTGCTTCGTTGACGTTGCCCGAACCGCGGCTCGAGACGCCAAGCTTCACACCGCTTTCCAGCATGGTGCGCACCAAATTGCCCATTGGTGTTGGGAGTATTTTCAGTTTGCCAAATCCATTGGGACCGTCCATCCACATCTCAGTGATCATGTGACTCACACGATCAAGATTTATCTTGAGATCATCTGGGTGATCCACTTCGCCCAACACCGAGTGTCCGGTGTGGATCTGTTCATTGAGTTGTTTGACTGCGCTTTCGATCTCATTGACAGGGTATACTCGCTCGTTGGCATTTTTCACGCCACCTTGTATGCATATTCCCTTCATAAAAAGATCCTTACCTTCTACGCCTTCCACTATCATGCGGGCAGCATCAAAGGTAAGGTGTTCTTTGAGATAGAGAGCCATCTAGCAGACCTTATTGGATAACAGACTTGGTGTTCACACCTGAAGCCTGTGCCAGATGCGGTTTTGTGGCTGGCTTGGGCTCTTGCGTACTCTGAGCCGGTGTGTTGCCTACCTTGCCTATAGCATCTTTAGCAGTGGGTGCGGGACGACCTTGAGCCACATCGCCTGTCATTTTGACAGGATGAGCATCCATTCCTTTGGCACCACTGTTGGCTGCGACGGTTGATTTGGTATTGATGCCAGCTTCTTCGCTCTTGACTGGGGCAGGTGCTGCCTTGAGAGAAACGTTTTCCTCCATGGGCATACGCATACCTTCAGTTTCAAACTCGTCATCGAC